CTAACAACTGGGATCGTAACTTTAAGACAGCATGGAATGAGGTGGTGATAAATGAATAAGTTTTTTCAGTGGTTCTTTTCACCATCAAAAAAAGATGAGACTAATTCGTTTTATCTTGCGGAACAAATAATCGAATTAAAATCCCGTGTAGAAGAACTGGAGAAAGAAAACCGTGAATTGCAAGATCTTGTTCTTGAAATTGAAACATCGTTAAAAGCACAGATTGACAAGATTCACCCCGTCATATATAATATCACTGAAAGTAACAAAGGTACATGACTTATTCTATTACACTGAAAACTTCTGAAGGTGAACAAACTATTGATTGTCAAGATGATCAATACATTCTAGATGCTGCTGAAGAAGCAGGTGTAGATCTTCCTTATTCGTGCCGTGCTGGTGCCTGTTCATCCTGTGCTGGTAAAATTGAGTCTGGTACGGTAGATCAAAGTGATCAATCTTTCCTGGACGATGATCAAATGGACGCAGGATTTGTCCTTACCTGTGTTGCTTATCCTACAAGTGACTGTGTGATTGTCACTGAACAAGAAGAAAATCTGTACTGAAAATAAATAGTTGCATACTGTAAACGTGTGCAACTATGGAGGATAAGAAAGTTTGCAAAAAAATCATCAAACGAGCAAAGAAACACCCTAGCTGGTATACTCCAGAAGAAGTCTCTTATGCCAAGTTGATGAAAAAAGCAATCAAAAAAAGAAAAGAGGAAAAGCAAGATGTCTAACATTAGTGATGCCAAACCACAAGATTGGGAAGACTTTTGGTATGCTCCTGAAAAATTTGGTTCTTGGCATATCAGTGACTTTGAGAAAGTATGGCAAGAGATGGATCAAATTGAACCATTAACTCCTATTACACAATCCCAAAGAAAAGATTAAATTGCTAACTAATTGTGAAATGCTATGTTAGCATGTCATCACATCTAGGAGATTGCCCATGACTCTACCCAAAGATAAACAACTTAAGCATGAACATATTGAGTCAATGAAACTTGCGGTAGAAGATGCAGATATTCGGTGGGTTCATCCAGATAAAATGGAAGAATTTGCTGAATATCTAGTGAGGCAAGCAAGACAATCTGAATAGTGTCACAGGGGTGCTTGACTAACACCCCTTTTTCGTATAAATTATTATCAGTTGAACAAAACCAATGAAACTTTTAGCAGCATTATTGCTAATTGGTGTAACATCTGCTCCCGCACTTGCTGGTCCTGCCACTGGAAGTTATCGCTCCCGTGGTGGTTATGCTGAAGAAGAAAAGTGCTTCAAAAAAGAATATCGTGAAGAATATGTACCAGGTACTATGAGTAGCCCTGGTTATGTAAGATCATATAAGAAACGAGTGCGAGTTGCATGTGAAAGACCCCAATTTATGCCTCAATCTGCTCCTCATTATCACTACCAAGAAGCACATCCCAACATGGGCAATGTTGATAACAATTCCTGTATAGAAGGTTCTATTTTAGGTGGCATTGCTGGTGGTGGTGCTGGTGCTGCCCTGTCTCGTAAAGAAGGACGACTCTGGGCAATTCCTCTGGGCATTGTCAGTGGTGCCATGATCGGGTGTCAGGTGGACGGTGGTTGAACTGACCACCTTTTCCCCATTTGTCCACGATCTTCTGTATATTAAAAGAGTCAAAGGAAAACCACTCATGGCAACCCGCTCACGCATCGGCATCGAACTTAAAGATGGTTCTATTCTTTCTGCTTATCACCACTGGGATGGTTATCCTGAATGGTTGGGTCGTATCCTCCAGACTCACTACAATACGAAGGAGAAAGTTTCCGCACTGATTGATGGCGGTGACATGTCATCTTGCTGGAATGACACTGTGTGGGGTAAAAAACACACTGATGGCCAGAAATATGGTCCCGAGTATTACTCTGCTCGCGGTGAAGATTGCCCTCCTCGTTATGACAATGGCATGGAAGAGTTCTTCGCTGATAATGAAGAATACTCTTATATCTTCCGCAATGGTAACTGGTTTGCCTATGATATGCACCAGTTTGAAGATACTGTAGCACCTGAACCTGTTGAAATCCCTGCTGGAAACCTTGCTGTTTGATTGACATGACTGAACAAGAAAAGATGAACGCACAACAAATCGCCCAAGAGTTCTGGGCGATGATTGAAGCTGAGGCAGAGGAACTTGAAGTTACCTGCGATTACTATCTTGAGGAGTTTTACTGCTCGTAATGGATCAGCAGACAAAACTCATACTTGCTTTGTATCAAGTAGATGGTATTACAAAACTCACTGAAGATAATGAGTACAAACAATTTCTTTATTGTAAACTGTCATCCATCAAGTGTGAACTAGAAAGACAGTTGACTAATCTTGTAAACCAGTCTAAAATCAAAGAGTAATCCATCGGAGACAATGACCAAGTTTTTTTACCTTGTTGAGCATTTCATTCCATTCCCTCAATCTGAATATGGTGGTATTTGGAATGTAATCGCTGAAGATGAAAATGAGTGTTTTGATCTTATTGTTCAAAAAGATCAAGAATATAATGTGCAACATTACCCACAACTTCGTCACAACATTCAAAATGCCCGCACTTATGCGCTAGCAGAAGAAGATCTTGAGTCTACTATTGTTGAGGAGTTTACAACGTGAGTGAAGAATCTGTGATGTATCCTGGTGGTATGCTAGGACAACTTGCCATCGCACTTGAAAAAATGGGATGGGAGCAAGGTGATAACATAGCAGTAGAGATTGCAGGCACTTCCGTGTATGAAATCGACGGTGCTGGTACTAAGTGGGCACCAGTAAAAGGCACCCGTAAATATAACAAAGATGCGTTCATCGTCATCAAGAACCTTGACCGTAATCCTACCGTACCATCACAACCAAACCCAGATTTGAAGGCACATCATGAAACCTGATATGGTAATCTCTTGGGAGCATCATCTCAAGAACAGAAATGTATGGGCAGTTGAAGTAGAACTTGCTATGCAAGATGGTGACAGTGATGAACAACTCATCTACACTGTTGAGGTTTATGTAGTGGCACCTACTCAAGAACTTGCTCAATATATTGTTGCTACAATGTATCCAGAATACGCATCAATTTCCGTTGCTGATGAACCCTGTGAACCTTCTAGAACTCCCCCCTTCATTTCCGCATGAACCACCAAAAGGATACCACTACGAGGTTGAACCGTTTCGACGTAATGTTTATCGCATTCTCATTGTCAATGATGGTAGTTTCTCCTATACTGATGTGGCACCTAAGTCCGTCTGGGGATTCTATGATGTTAAAAAGGGAAGCTATTCAGCGCCTATTAACTACTCCAAGCAAGGAGATCCAGTAGACATCAACGACACCCGTCCATATTCCGCAATGAAGTTAAACCTCAACCCATTGATGGCAGCGTTCCAATGAAGTATGAACCCAGACTGAATGATTATGTCTCTTGGCGTAATGTTGAGGGGTGGGTGTATTATGTTGACGACACACATCTCACCATTGAGATTAGTGTCAAACCAAAAGAGGACAACTTAGTGCCAATGCACAAGAAAAATCACTGCTTAATTGTGGTTCAGGACTATCAATATGATGAACTTGTTTATGTGAACAGTAGGAGATACTCAAATGCGTCAAATCTGGACGACGTGGAAATATACGTTAGGAAGTTTCAGTGACACAAGAACAAAGAATTATGATGATTGGGTTGCTATCATTCGCACCTGTATATTTGTTAGTTACATGGTCACTAACGCTTTTATTGTATCTGGAGTTGTGAGGCATTGGAATGATGTACCAAGTGAATTACATGAAACCCAAGAAAAAGGGTTATGCAAAACAGAAAGCAACCTTTCTTAAAATTGAAGATGCTGTATTCTGGGAAGAACATGTAAAGAAAAACCTAGGAGCAGTGGACACTCAGATTACTGTCCACTAATCTCCCACAGACCACCAATTCCGTGTATATTAACAGAGTCAAACAAATGAGTGACATGAGTTACACCCTGGAACAATTCGAGCAAGACAAAGAAACTCTTCTCAACTTGATTGCTGATTGTGAGGAACTTGAACTGAGAGAAACTTCTGAGAAGTATTTCATCAAGTGTGACGAATTTGCCCAAGATAAGTACACTGTTTAATGAGTAGTGTTGCCCGATATGGTCTGACAGGGATTCTTGTTATTCTTGCGCTGTCAAGTTATCTTAAGTTCTTAGCAGAACGAGACCAGAAAATGTTTGATTACTACAGTAGTCAAAGAGTTTGCGAATCTTTTACATTTCATCCTGATTGCAAAAAATGAATTTCCCCACCTCCACTGTCAATGTCCTGCCTCATTTGCAGGAGTTGCGTAAAGTTTGGAAGCAACAAGATTTCCGCTTCACTAAAGAACAACAAGAAGAATACGATATTTTGTTACAAGCAAGAAAAGAACGTGTTAAGTTCTTCTATGAATCAAATCGCGTACAAGTTGGTCCTAAAGTAACTAAAAAAGTCGAAGAAACTCCAGAAGAAGATTGATTGTTACGGTTTTGTAACAGGGATTGACACCTCAACTTATTTACATTATACTAAACTCGATAAAATCAAACTACATCATGACTGTCACTATTGAAGCGAAAACTGCTCCAAGAATTGATATTTGTCAGGCACTGGCGAATCGTATTCTTATGGGAGAATTTGATTCTACTGAACTTGAGGATCTTTCCTCAATCATGGATCTCATTTTTCTTCAGATTCGTGAGCAAAATATCATGGAACACATTCGTTCCATTGCAGATAAAGTTGATGAAGTAAATGGTGATTTGAAAAATACTGATCCTGTCCTCATCTGGGAGGAAGCAGGTGAAGATGGAGATGATATTGGTGGTGATGGTAATCACACTAGAATGGGATTGTCTGCTTCAAAATATGCTGACAAGATCAAAACTCGTCGAATTCCTAAAAAAATCTGGCAAGATCTTGACATCACCACAGAAGAAATGGTGATGATTGGAACAATTCTCAATAAGGCAAGTGAAAAAGTAAAAGAGTGCAACAGCATCGGTACTCTTATTAAACAACTTAAGGAGTATAAATCTCTTGGTTATGAATTTGATTCTTCTTACTGTCATGACGCATTGAAAGCATTTGGTATTGATACCAAAAAGAAACGCGATACTATTATCAAAAAAGCAAAAGAAGACTATCTTAAAGATGCGGCATCTGCTGCCGGTCAAAAAGTTAAACAGTATGGACAAGGTGCATCTGATACTAATAATGACGAACTGAAATCTAAAATTGAACGTCTTCGTGATACTAAAACGATGGTTGTCAGTGGGTCAACTGGTTCTACAAAAAACTTAGAATACAAAGTTATTGGTGAAATTATTGATAAGGAAGTAAACACAGGTAAGCACAAAATTGCCCTGGTTCTTTATCATAACTCTTTTGAAAATAAGGAAAACTGGGAATCTGATGAGGGTTCAGCATTTATGAAACGATTGAACACTTATCTGTCTATGTTACAACCCGTCAAGGTCAAACTTGATGATGGTGGAGTTATCGAGTACAACTATAAAGCAGAGGTTTATATCATGGACTTCCTGGAAGATGATGGACGACAGAACATCAAAACCGACTGATGTGCCAGTGACCTAAACCGTCCACTACCCCTTGACTTTCGGGTCAGGGGGTTTTATATTATATTCATCAACGGAACACGAATGACCATCACCCTTCGTCCACATCAGGAGCGTATTATTGACCGTCTGCAAAACTACAACAAAGGTCAGGTGATTGTTCCCACTGGTGGTGGTAAAACCCTGACGATGATTCTTGACACTAAGCGTCGTCATGATTCTATCAACAATGGCACCACTACAGTTGTTGTAGCCCCCCGTATTCTTCTTGCTGAACAACTGTGCAGCGAATTTATGGAGGTGATTGATCCTAACAACAGCGATCCTTATCTGCATGTGATGCACGTTCACAGTGGTGAAACACACTACACCAGCACAACCAAAGCAGAAAAGATTCATCTTTATGCTAACTGTGCTCGCAGTGTGGGCGAGAATGTTATCATCTTCACCACATACAATTCTCTCCATCGTATCATGGAGGCAGATATTGAGGTAAATACGATTTACTTTGACGAGGCACATAATAGTGTCAAACGCAACTTCTTCCCCGCTACAGAGCATTTTAGCGAGGTCTCAGAGCGTTCCTACTTCTACACTGCAACCCCTAAACATTCTCTCACAGTGAAGAAGCCTGGCATGAATTGGGGTCATGTTTATGGTCAAGTTCTTGTCAATGTTCCTGCTCCTGAGTTGGTCGAAGGTGGTTACATTCTTCCCCCCAAAGTTGTAGTGAAGCAACTACCTTTGGTGAAAGGTCGTAAGGTCATGTATGCAGAGGATGCTGACAATCTTTTGGAAACTATTGATGACAACAACATCGACAAAACTTTGATTTGTGCTCGCACTACAAAGCAGATTATGGGTCTTATTTCTCAGTCTGACTTTTGTATGCAACTCGCTGATCGTGGTTATTCTTGGATGACAATCACATCGAAGACTGGTGCAATCATTGACGGTCAGAAAGTCAATCGTGAAGAGTTCTTCAACACGTTGAACACTTGGGGCAAAGATCCTGAGAAAAAGTTTGTTGTCATTCACCACTCTATTCTGTCTGAAGGTATCAACGTCAGCGGACTTGAGGCAGTTATTTTTATGCGTAACATGGACTATATTGGCATCAGTCAGTCTATCGGTCGTGTGATTCGTTTGGGTAGCACTGAGAAGACTTTTGGTCTTGTTTGTATCCCTACCTATGACACGGTTGGTATCAGCACTGCCAAAAAAGTTCAGGCAGTTGTTGATGTCGTCTTTAATCAAGGTCTCCCAGCTGTGAGTGAGATTCGTCGATGAAAATAGAACAACAAAAGAGTGACATTCTTGACCCTAATCCTGTAGAGCAAGGATTTATGGTTGGCAAATATGAAGACCCATTGTGTTATGCTGCTGTACCTATTGCGGGAAGTGTAACACAACTGGCAATCATACATCAGGGAAGTGTTATCAAGTATTGTAGAAATCGACAATCTGCAATTAACTTTATAGATCGACACAAAAGGAAAAAATCTGTTGCCAAACTTCCTCTTTGATCCTATAATTACAAATAAAAGCCATGAGTAAGAAGGCAAAAGATCTGGACAAGTTTTACACTCATCCAGACATTGCAAAAGAATTTGTTGATATAATCAATGAAATGTTTCCACTGAATCAGTATGATATGGTTATTGAACCCTCTGCTGGTAGTGGAAACATTTTGCAGTATCTTCCTGCTGATGCTGTTGGTTTGGATCTGGAACCTGAGGGCCCAGATATTACTAAGCAAGACTTTTTTAAGTATGATCCAGGATACCATCCACTGACAAATAACATCAAGATTGCAACAGTTGGAAACCCACCTTTTGGGTCTGGATACATGAATCCACTTGCGAAAGGATTCTTCAATCATGCTGCAACATTTAGTGAATTGATTGCATTTATTATCCCTGCTAAATGGCAAACTTCCTGGAAAGTGCAATTTCAGTTGGACAAGGCATTTGGTCTATACTACACACAGTTTTTGCCAAAAAACAGTTTTGTATTCAATGGTGAGCAATATGATGTGCCTTGTTGTATGCAAATCTGGTCAAAGACAAATCCAAAGGGTTATCCAGACCTGAGAATAAGAGAAAGACCACCCACAAAACATGTTGATTTTGATATGTTCTTAACATGCGATAATGTACCTAAATTACCGGCAGTGAGAGAGCAAATTAAGAACCAAGAATACTGGGAGTTTGCACTCAAATACTGGGGACAGATTCGTGTATGTGATTATAGTGAAGTTCCAGAAGATACGACAACTCACTATCTGTTTAAGGCAAATCAACCATATGTAAGAGATATTTTTGAGAGCATAGATTGGTCTAAGTATGTGTCAAATATGGGTGCTCCAAATGTTGGTGGTAAGTCACTTGTAATAAAAGCATATAAAGAACGCAAAGCAGAGATGGGGTTGTGACAGTTGATCAAAGTGTCCACTATCTTGACACAAGGCATCGATTTCGTGTATATTAAGAGAGTCAAAGGGACGCACAGTGCTTCCCATTACAACTTCAAACAAAATGACTATTTTCCCTCAACCTCTTGCTGAGCACAATACTAATCTCAGTAATGAACTAGATGCAAAGCAATTTGCTGAGCAGCATGGATTTTATCTGGTTTGCACTGCTGAAATCAAACCAGAAGAACGTTTTATCAAGAATCCTGACGTAAATCCCATCCAGTATGTTCCAATTAAGGGACGTGAAGAGCAATATAAAGAATATGCTGAGCGCATCTACATTCTTGCCATTGATAATAAAGTTGCCAAGATTGGTGGAACTTATACTGGCATGATGAAGCGTCATCAGTCATATAACTGCGGCACACGCAAAGCAAGAGCTGCTGGCACATGTTCGACCACTAATTATCACATTACCGAAGAACAGTATTCTGCACTTTGTCAGGGCAAATCTGTTGAGTGGTACGCATTTGATGTTCCACTCGCTGAAGCAACAATCAACGTGTGGGGTGATGAGATGACATATAATGCCAAAACTTTCTATAAGTATGAATCTGCACTGTGTGCTAAGTATCAAGAATTGACCGGACATTTTCCGTTGTTGTCTGCTAATGCAGGTATCGAGTGACAGTTGAGGTAGTGTCACACTACCTCTTGATTTCTGCCCCATCCTGTGCCATTATACTGGTATGAAAAACACACATCTCCAACACCCCGAAGATTCTATCCTTTCAGGTGATCTTTCTGTCCTTGATTGGTTCATCGAAGAGGGTGATCTTTCTGTCAAAATTGATGGTGCTCCCGCTATTGTTTGGGGCACAAATCCTGCGACTGGCAATTTCTTTGTCGGCACTAAATCTGTATTCAACAAAGTAAAGATTAAAATCAATGAAACGCATGATGATATTGATCGCAACCATTCTGGGGTTGTTGCTGATATATTACACCATTGCTTTGATTGTCTTCCTTCTTTCGACGGAATTGTTCAGGGTGATTTTATTGGGTTTGGTGGTGATGATACTTTTTGCCCCAATACGATTACTTACATTTTTGATGAAATAATTGACCAGAACATTATCATTGCACCTCATACGTTCTATGATACTGTGACGGGTGAACTTAAGGATGCTTTTGTCACTGATAAATCTTATCCTTTTGATGACACTGAGACTTGCAAGTTTGTCCAACCTGACGCATGGCAGATTGATGAAGATTTTGATGAGATTGTTGGTTTCGCACGTCAAATGTCAATGCTGTGTGAGTTCATGAGTGACAAGCAATCACAGCAGATTCAGCAACAACTTAACAGCATCATTCGTGCTGGTTTGGTTATTGATGAACTGACCCTAGAAGCACTGGCATTTGTGAATGAAATCGACATGAATGTGCTTCGTCTTTGGTCTCTTGTCAAGTCAATCAAGGATGATATGTTGTACCTGATGCGAAACAATGGCCCTAAAGCATACATTGGCAATCGTCAATGTGGTGGCGAAGGTTATGTTCGCGTGAATGATTATGGCATGTTCAAGTTAGTGAATCGTGAGCAATTCTCTCACGCAAACTTTAACAATGGTCGCTTTGCTTGTGCCAGTTGATTGAAGTGTCCACTATTCTCCCCATAGCGTCCGATCCCATGTATTCTATAAGAGTCAAAGGAACACAACCGACACATGCTCACCAAAGGACACAACAACAGAATCCTGATGCTCAACCAACTTACAGCGTTTGAAGCAAAACGACGCATGGCAATCGAAGAGCAACGCATGAAAGAACAGCGTGAAGAATGTGCCCGTGATGCACAACAATTATTCGACGATATGTTCGGCGGATGATTACTAACGAAGACCGAGAGTTTGTTAATGATCTCTTTGACAAACTCTTCAAACATGTTGATACCGACATGATAGATTTGCAAGACGATGACTCTTGCTGTGACCACATTAACTTTCAACAACTCTCCCTTTTCTGATTATGGCAACTCGTTCACGCATTGGTCTTCAACTTCAAGACGGATCTATTCTGTCTGTTTATCATCATTGGGATGGTTATCCTGAGTGGTTGGGTCGTATTCTCACCACACATTACAACTCTAAATCACTTGTTGAGGAACTGATTGATGGTGGTGATATGTCCTGTTGCTGGACAGATGAACGCTGGGATGATACTGGCGTGAAGGGTGTTTATGGTCCCCAATACTATTCTCAACGAGGTGAAGATTGCCCGCCTGTTCTTCATAAAGACCTCAATGAGTTTCTGATTTATTCGGATAATAATTGTGGTGGTGAATATGCCTATCACTTTGTAAATGGTGAATGGGTGTGTCATGATCTTCGCCCTAATCCATACACTGTTAATAATGTCATGGAAGTGCCGATTCCTGATGGAGCTCTTGCCGTATGAAGATTGACATTTTAGGCAGAATCATCGGATCATTTCTAGTTGTTTCTGCCTATTTTGTTGTGTTGCATGTAAATGTAACATTTGGAGTGATGATGCACTTAATTGCTGACATGATTTCAATCCCATTCTTCATCCGAACTAAGTCATGGGATGTTGTTATCATGTTAGCATTTTTGCTCTGCATCAGCACAACAAAATTGGTCCAGTTTTAGAAGTGTCCACTATTCTCCCCACGGACCCCGATTCCGTGTATATTAAGAGAGTCAAAGGAACAGCAACCGACTCGACTGATGAACGAACCTAAGTTTCTAATTTACGGAGAATTTATCCGACCTAATGGTTATCAAAACTATGATCTTTTAGGTTACATTGCTCCTACAAGAGAGGATGCGATTGCTACTTGTCGCCGTAACAATCCTCACTTTCACATTATCACTGTTCGGGAGGAAAACTGATGAAAAACTATCGCGTTCGGGTTGAAACTAATGACGGATGTGTTACCATCTGGCATGAAAAAAGCAAGGCAAAACGTGCCTGCGATCTCATCAATAATCGGGTCTACAATCAACTTTGTGGACTGAACATTAAAGAAGTTTCTGTTACTCTCTCTGTCTGAATCATGAACTACACTCTTCAACAAGTCAAAGATCGTATCACCAAGATGATCGAATTGCAGGGTGAAAATGCACCTTGTGCAGCATGGATTTACACTGCTGAGGATTGTGCTATCGTTGATAATGATGGAGAGCATGATTATGTCTGCGACAAACATCCTGAACTTGCTGAAAGAATCTTTAATGATGTAGGAAACAATGATTACATCTATCAGGTGATTCAGGAGTGCGTAGATGAATTTACGGAAGAACAATTTATGCTGCTTCAACAAGAATTAACGGAGGACTAATGAACACTCAGATCTTTGATCCTCATCCTCCGATTGTATGTAAATGTGGTAATCATGTCGCAATGCCTTTCAAGAATAAGGGTTACATTGCACTAACAGAGTTAGGAACAAAGAACGAATTTCGTAAGTTTCGTAGTTGCATCACAGCAAGAACTTACATTGATACGATATGCAAAAAGCAACGTAATATGGTAAAATAATGAAGTCAACACTTGCAAAATCAATGTTCAAAGTTACACTTTCTCCCGACCAAATTGATCTGATTTCTTATTGTCTCGAACAACAAGAATATGAGTTTGATGAAGTTGAGCAACGTGATTATCAAGAGATTCTAAAATCTTTCAAGTATCCCGAACCTATCAACGATTGATGAAACTTTTCTTTTCTGGTGACAATCAAC